CGTAAAAACTGCCACCAATGCAGCCGGAACAATAACGGCCAATGTGGTTACGAATACCAACCTTGCAAGTGGTGATAAGGACTTCAAAATAGCCTATAATAAAAAGGTTACAGAGTATTATTCGCCAATTACAATTCCGGGGGAATGTATTGCTGATGCTTCGTATTCACAGGGGATGTATTATGCCGATATTCAGACAAACAGTTATTTGCTTCCAGTTGACTTTTCGGTATTAACCGCTGCCGCTGGTACTGGTGCTGCATTGACCGTTAACATCTATAAAAACACAACGGCTTTGTTTGGTTCAGCTCCTGATTTAGCTACCAATACGGTCTTGAGAAGTCAGAGACCAACAACAAATACGATTAGTGCCGGAGAAAATGTAAGCCTCAGAATAATGAGTTCGGCAGGTGCTACGAATAAGGCTGCTGATTTACAGGCTAAATTATATATCATTCCAGTTTCAATTTATACAGCATTTTGATTATGAAAAGACTAATATTAATATTGATTTTGTTTTGCTCATTTCAAGGATTCGGGCAATCAACAAATGGAGCTAAAGGTTATTGGAGACTTAATGGCAATTCTATGGATGCTTCTGGGAATAACAACAACGGAACTGATACTAATATTACTTATTCTCAGGCAAATGGAAAGTTAAATCAAGGAGCTGGATTTAATGGATCATCTTCTTATATAAATATTGGCACAAAAGCATCGTTGTCGCTTACAGATAATTTTACGTTGTCAATATGGATGTATCCATCTGCTACAATATCTTCAGCACAACGGTTAATAATTAATGATTATGCTGGCTCGTTGACTCCTCAGTATGGGATGGACTGTATCGCTACAAATAAATTAAGGCTAGAGGTTTTTTCTTCATCTACTAGCGCAAGTGTTGTTTCTAATTCAAGTCTAGTGGTGGGTAAGTGGAATATGTGTACTGCTGTTAGGGATGGGTCAACTATTGCCTTATATATAAACGGTAAATTTGATAACTCAGCAGTTTGGACATTTACTCAAAAAGCAGTAACAGCTGAGGCGGTGGTAATAGGTGCTTCAAAAAATTTATCTCCTTCGTTTAGGTACTTTTTCAATGGTAAACTTGATGAAGTAATAATTGATAATACGGCATGGTCACCAGCCAAAATTAAAAACTACTATTTATTGACAAGTATTAAATTCTCATTATCAAACTAAAAAATATGAAACCACTATTATTTTTAATCCTGTTCGTGCTTTTCGGATTAATATCACAGGCACAGACGACAACAGCGCAAACTGCTCTTGAAACCTTTGAGAAAGCATGGTTGACTACCAACTTTACGGGGATGACCACTACTCAAAAAAACGCTCATATTGCTAGTCATTACGCTTTAAAGATTGCAGCCGTTAAGGAAATTGAAGCTAATCGAATAATCTATGAGAATCAAACGATAGCAGACGCAGCGACCAAAAGGCAGCAAATAATAACCTATCTCACAAATCATGGGTTTAAATGCGACAATTCAAGGGGTGATTGGGAAAGGCTATACAACCATCCAAAATACTTTGGGAATAATTGGAAGGAATCTTTTGCCGATGTCCAAATAAGTATTTCTCCTAATGTTGATTACTTTTTACAAGTTGCCTATGATCTTTATTTAACCTATGTAAAAAATGGAGACTAACATGAAAAAAATAATATTTTTGTTATTATTATTGCCTATATTTTCTTTTGCACAAGAAGGGGGGTATAGAAGTTTAAAAACTAAATCAGCCAAGGTAACTTTCACTGATTTCGCTGGAAGTGGATATAGGGTACTTCTTGTTTCCCCAAATGGAGACTCCTCATATCTTCCCAATGGTGATGATAATGAAGTTTTAACTATAAAAAACGGAGTTCCAACATTTTACCCCTCATCTTCATCAATTAATGATTCCGTACAGATATTTACTGCCACCAACTTAACTTGGGACATAGATAGGGGAATAAACGCAAAACTTTCTATTTCTGGGAATACAACAATAGTTTTATCTAATCTTCCTGTGGCAGTGTCAAGATCTGGATCACTTACTGTTATTAATTCAGCAACCCAATATACCCTAAATATTACCCAATCTGGATATGTAAATGCTATCAGTAAAACAATTGGAACAATAGGGAACTATACTAAGATAAACTTAACTGGAGCATCTAAGGTGGATAAATATAGTTGGTCTTGGGATGGCTATTATTTATTCTGGAAGGGCGAAAATGATTTTATAACACAGTAGTATGAAAAGAATAATTATATTAATAATAGCGTGTTTTGTTACCTCATTATCATACCCTCAAGATGATTTTCAGTCTTATGGAAGTAAGGCTCCAACAATAGAACATGGTGTATTTGCTCCGTGGTGCTACACTACACCACTGGTAGCTATTTCTGGACTTAACAATGGAGGATACGCTCTAAAAAGGGCTGGTATGATATTCTGTAATAACTGCCCAGGTGATCCACTAACAATACCGTATAATCCTGAGTATTTATACTCTTGGGATACTAATTTGATTTACGAAACGTCTGAATTTGTACAACAAGCAACGGAAGTTTCTTTCAGTAACGGTGATGTATTTAGGCAAAGGTGGTTTATTGAAACAACATCTGGACAAATATTCTATGGGAATATTGAAGAGAATACCGTGACGTGTGAAGACCCTTCTACTATATTTCAACCAACTGTATCGACATGCTCCGGGGAGCCATCAAAAACATATAACTCAGCATCTATATGCGGAATCGTACTAGACCAAGGCACTTCTTCTGTATTTAGTTTTGGGATAGTATATTCACTGTCTCCAAACCCAACAACTAGCAGTAGTGTGGCATACGCTTCAGGAGATCCAATGCTTACGTGGACTGTTAACATAACAGGTCTTTCTCAAAATACTCTCTACTATTATAGAGCTTTTGCCGAAAGTAATGATGGTATTGGATATGGGGCTGAATATTCCTTTACAACTCCATCAAATCAAACCGTTCCAATACTTACAACAAGATCGGTTACTAGTGTTACCATTAACTCAGCAACGTCTGGAGGGGACATAAGCGATGAGGGTGGAGTTCCAATAGTAGAAAAAGGTGTTTGTTATAAGATTGGAGGAACTCCAACTTATTCTGATTCAAAAACGAGTGATGGATCTGGCATTTCAGGATATAACTCTAATATTGTTGATTTAATGCCGAGTACAACATATCACATTAGAGCTTATGCTAGAAATAGGATTGACTCCGGAGGATTTTATGTATATGCCACTGGGTATGGGCAAGAAATATCATTTACAACAGCTTCAAATGTATCGTGTATGCTTCCTACGGTAGTTACTAATGCTGTAAATTCGATAACAATATCTTCAGCAAATGGAGGAGGTAATGTCACTTCCGATGGTGGATGCGAGGTTACTTCTAAAGGCTTATGTTGGTCAACGTCTCCAAATCCAACAACGGCAAACTTATGGATTCATTGTGGATCGGGGGTCGGATCTTTTTCTGGTAATATTATTAATCTTACATCTGGAACTACTTATTATGTTCGTGCTTTTGCAGTTAATACAAGCGGAACGGCCTATGGTAATGAAGTCAGTTTTACAACACCGTCATGCCCATCAATCGGGGATTCATACCAAGGTGGGCTCATCGCCTATGTCTTCCAATCAGGCGATGAAGGATATGTTTCAGGAGAATGTCATGGGATAATTACTTCATCTTCCCATATTGGATTTTACATGTATTATGACGGTGCTTTAGATTGGTTTGATTGTGGAGCAACAGAGACGGCAATTGGATCAGGACAACGAAACACCAATAAAATTATTGACCCCATTTATGGATACGGCACGTATGGATATGCTGCGACAGCATGTAATAACTATTCTAATGGTGGCTATTCAGATTGGTTTTTACCCAGTTCTGGTGAAGCTCAGAAGATTTATGATTCAAGAGCCTTGCTCGGTGGAGATACTTTATTCCCAATGTGGACAAGTACTGAAACTGAACCGCAAGGTGCTTATGCAATGGACGCTTCCCTATATAACACAAATAAGATAAGTAGTTTAATGGTAAGACCAGTTAGATATTTTTGATAATTAAAATTAATTGTATAATTTAGCAACAATAAAAAATAAAAGTTATGGCAGAATCAGTAGTATTGACAAAAAGTGCAGGTGGTGACTTTCAAATTGTAGTTGGTGGTATATATTCATATACCAAACAATTTCCAGTGGCGAATTACTCGACAAATTCGCTTGGTGTAAAACTGAACGTACCAGCTGGTGAACCTAGAATAATGTTTAAGGAATATCTTCCGGCAGCCTGGACGGTTGGAGTTACGACCGGGTTCACAACAAACAAAGGAGTAACTGACGCAATAACAGCATTAAGCGCAACGTAATGAAAAAGCTATTATCATTTATGATTCTGATGCTGATAGTATCGGTTTCATTTGCTCAATTAGGAGGATCAGGAAAGGGTTATACAAAGGCTGAATCAGACGCAAAGTATATTACTACGTCATCAACTCAAACTCTAACAAATAAAACATTAACTTCTCCAAAGATTAATGAAAATGTAGTTTTGACTTCCACATCGACAGAATTAAATTATGTAGATGGAGTAACATCTGCAATACAAATACAGATAAATGGGAAAATTAGCGCTGACTATGTAATTGAAAAAGTTGCATCAACTTATTATGCTCGCCCTTCAGGTAGTTATACTGCTTATTCAGGTGCTGATGCGACGGTAGTTATTCAGGCCGTTCTTGATGCGTTAACTGCCGGTGGGCTTATTCATATCAAAAAGGGCTTGTATGATAATCTTGATTCACTTGAAGTAAACAATGCAAACATAACAATAGAAGGAGAAGGTCAATTTGCGACAATACTAAAATTAAAAAATGGTTTTGATACAGGTAAGACATTTGCATCATTTCCTAAATTTATAGCAATAGCAGCTCATAAAATTACTATAAGAAATTTAGGACTCGAGGGGAATTCGGCCAATCAAACATACCAATGGGCTCCGGGCAATGCAACAGGCAGGATAAATGGTATTTTTGTTGGTTATACAGTTGGTAATGGATGGATTACCGCTGAGGACTTTCTACTAGAAAACTGTTACATACATGATTTTACGCAATATGGATTTTGGGCTTCAAACCTTGATAGGGGGGAGGTAAGAAATTGTTATTTTAAGGACAATCAGGAGAATAATGTTAACGGTAGTGCGACAGCAACGAACTTAGTAATTCATCATTCCGTATTCTCCGGTTCAGCATCGACAAGTGTTGCAATAGCCGGAACCAATAATGAAGTTTCTAATTGCCAGATAAGAGATGGAAACGTTGCAGGAGGAGGAACATGTTGGGGTGGAGAATTTATGGAACCCATAAGAAGTAGATTTCTAAATAATACTATTACTGGCTTCAATGAGGGAATTGGACAGGGCACTGCTGGGCATGATAACAATATAGAGAATAATATAATCAGTAATGTTCTTGTCCATGGAATAAATATAACAGGGGATTCGCATTCCGTAATAAAAAACAATACTGTAAATGGCTTTAGGGACAGCGGTATCATATTAAATGGTTGTGATAATATGGATGTTTCTGAAAATACCGTATATAATACAACGGGATATGGAACCTCTGCATTATTTATAAGAAATAATGGTGGAACTTACGCCATTAATAATACAATAAAAAATAACATTTTATTAAATTCTAATGGATTAGGTATTCAGTTTCTTACTGGTTGTAATAATAATACTTTTTTAAATAATACAATTTATGGTGATAATTGGGGTGGTGCAGGAGGTGATCTTTCTGGTGATAATTTGGTGACAGGGACAATATGGAAGCAAAACTATGGTAAAAAAGCTGCAAGTTGGCTTAATGAATCTGGAAACGACAATAAAGGAGTTACGGCAACGGTTGGGGGTTTAACAACTGGAATTTTATCTTATGGTTCTCAAAATATAACAGTTACATCAAGCAATGCAGCCTATATAGTTCGATTACCAGCTTCCAGTGCTTCAACAATTGGGACTAAGATAACTGGATTTATTGGTGCGAATGGGTTTAAATTAGGTGTAGAATCAAGTCAGGCATCCTCTGTATATCTAAATAATGTAACAACCAACAAACTTGCTGCAATTCCGGCGAACTCGTACTTTGAAGTAATCTGTATTGATGCTACACATTGGATTTTAAGAGCATGGACAAACCTTGGTGCGCCTATAACGGCGATTGTTCCTGCATAATTAAACTTTGGGACTATTTGAAACAAAATATACAGTAAGTTTTATTAATTTAGTGTCGAATTGAAAAATAGATAAAGTATGTCAGACGAAGAAAAAACTCACGCACAACTAATTGAAGATATAATTGCACGAAAAATGATGCCTCTTTATTTCATTCATGGCGGCATGGCATTGACTGTTATTACAATATTTGTGGCTATTGCATGGCCTGTAAGCGATAAGGTCTCAACTCTTAGTGTCGATGTCAGCAAGTGTGTAACTTCAGAAGAAGCCTATAAAAATTTTTTGCCTAAGGGAACCTATCATTTATTGCAAAAGGATGAACACGAATCAGATCTTGAAGCAATCAGGAATCCGGAGGATGCAGATTTTATCTACATGAAAAATAACAATGCGGAAGCAGAAAGATTAGATTTAGCATCGCGTGGAACTTCAAGAAAAAAGTACTTTAAAGACGAATACGACAAAGCTAAAAATGAAACAAATTAAAAATTTATAAATATGAAAACAGGATTCTTTCAGTCGATTTCAGGCAACAATTCATCAAGCCGATTAGTTGGGTTCTTAGTAGTTATTGCCGCGTTAATTTTTGCCCAAGAAGTAATTTGGTTTGGTAAAGGTGAAATAATGGCAGCAGCCGGTGCAGCCGGAACTATCTTTTTAACTATTGCAGCTCCTGCAATGGCGTTTATGTTTGCTCAGAAAAAACAAGAAGTAAAACAGGAGGACAAAAATGAAAATCCTACTTAGTTTTTTAATCGTATTAATTCTATTTGTCGGTTGTCGATCAACTAAACCGTCAGTTATTGAAGTTCCGATTCAGTATAAAGAAAGAATTGTTGAAAGGTTAGTACCAGTTAAATTAAATGGTGACAGCTTGAAAATGCGTGCATTCTTTGAATGTGATTCGTTGAACCAGGTTATAATGAAAAAGTCATCTGAACAGAAAAGTAAAGGCGTAGAAAGCAATTTATCGTTTGATAAAGGCCAATTGAATTACGATGCTAAAATCGTTCATGATACGATTTACATTCCAGGCAAAGAAACTACAATCACACGTGATGTTCCTATTCGTGTCGAGATTCAGGTAATCACTAATGAACTAACCAAATGGCAATCGTTTCAAATTATTGCTTTTAGGATTCTGATTGCTTTAGTATTTCTGATTGTTGCGTATAAGATGTTTTGGGCAAAGGTTAAATTATTAATCAAATGAGAAATCTAGTCGAATTAACTCTTAAAGACTTTGGATATTATACTCCGGATTCTGCTAACCTGATTCTTGGAACTATTGCCCAGGAGTCAGCGTACGGAAAATATCATAAACAGATAAACGGGCCCGCTTTGGGTATTTGCCAAATGGAGCCGAATACGTTTAACGACATTATAAAGAACTACCTGAAATACCATCCGGATATTGTTGAACGTATTAAATCAGTTTGCCATGTTAACGTACTTTCGGCTGTTGATATGACCTCAAATGATCAATTAGCTATCTGTATGTGCAGGGTTCATTATTTGCGTCAAAAAGGCACAATACCAACAACAATTGAAGGGTACGCAAAGTACTGGAAACAATGGTATAATACACCACTTGGGAAAGGTACTGAAACTGAATTTATCAGGAATTATCATTTGTGGGTAATGAATGATAAGGATTAAGTCGTAATGCAAAACTTCAGGTCTAATTCGAGAAAGTTTGCGTACTCAATCAGTTTTTTCATTGACAAAAGTTGCTTACCATTTTCAAAACGATTTAGCGAAGCGTAAGATGAGTTAAGTTCTTTTGCTGCATATCTCAATGACATTCCTTTTTTCTCTCGCTTTTGAAAAAATAAATATCCGAGTTCAACATCATTTAAAGGAAATATTTTTATTGTGTTCATATTTTTTATATATTTGTGTACTTCATTAATTTGGTTGGTTTAGGTTAGTTGATTTTTGATTAGGATTTGTTTTCCTCCCGGGGTGATTGCCGGGAGGTTTTTTGTTTTTATCCCCACTGAGTAGCCATTGCGCGTGCGATGCCTGGAAAAGTTTTACTTCTTAATTCTTTTCGTTCAAATTCAGGAAGACTTTTGGCATCTGCATACCATTTAGGCATAACACATCCACTTTTAAAAGTTACCATTTCACCTTTGCTTACGTGTGTTTTAGTTTCAAATAAATTAGTTTCTTTGCAGTGCAATAAAGGTTTTAATCCTTTTAGCCATAAACACGTTGTCTTTTGAAATTCATCACCAAAGTAGTAAGGTTGAATAATTTGTGGTTTTGGTAATCTGGAATCTCCATTCATTGCGCCCATAGGATTTTCCATATAAACTTTTTTTGATTTTTTACAGGCGTATTCCCAAAGTGATATTGTCCATTTTACAGCGTCTATCCTTTCATTGTGTCTTGGTTTATTAGGTGCATAAGTTCTATTTCCAGATAAAGTCATTTTAGTGCAAACTGGATGAAGTCCTATAAAATCCCAATCCATTAAATCAATAGCTTTAAATACATCCATTTGTAAGTGCCATTCCGGATGACCTCCTGAGCATGGTTTTAAATCATTAGAATATGCTTCATGCCCTAAACTTCTAAAAGCTAAACAAACAGATTGACTTTCTTCGCATCCTATCAATATTCTCATTAATTCAATTTTTTATTAAGTTTTTCAATTTCGTTTTTATGGTCTGCAATTGCATTACTCCATGATAATAAAATTTCTGATTGACGTTCTTTTGTAAAAGTTTGGTCACCTTCATCAAATTTACGTTTGAACATTGATAAAGCATCAATACATCTTTGTAATTGTACTTCTGAATGATTAATTTTAAATTCGGTAGTTGCTTTCATCTTGTATGTTTTAATTTGTATGGCATAAAGATAACACAATTGTGTGAATAAACAATACTTTTACAAATTATTTTTCCACTTTTTTAACACTCTTCACCCTCACCCAATTCAAGCAATCCGTTTCCTTTACCAAATAAACCAGATAAGCCGATCCGGTGTAACAAATTTCAATTCCTGTTTTGGGCGCCGACTGATCACGTGAACTTGCCTCATGCGAAAGCCAACCCGATGAAATTTTCTCAACGTTCCAAAACTCAAAAGATTCCGATCCTGTAATCAGCGTCACTTTGTATCGCTTTCCTTTCACTTCTCGATTTGAGCAGAAAAACATGATTATTGCAGCCTGTTTATCTGACTCGATAAATTCGCGTAACGTATCAAAATAAGCAAAGAAACGACCGGATAAAGCTATCTGATTTGATGTATCAGGTAGTTCGTATAACTTTTGTGTTGCCGTGTCAAATACGCAAACATTTGGCGAGTCTGTGGGTACGATGCGGAGGGTCATAAAAGCTCAGTATTGTCGTGAATGTTGCCGATGACTTCGATTTCATGTATTTTAACCCAATCTGATTCATGGCAATATTCATCACTTATTTTTTTAAATATCCCAAAGCAAGCCCAAAGATCATCCCATTTTACAAATCCTTCTTCCAATTTTTTTGAGTACGGTTGGTAATATTTAATAGAATCCCCCTCAAATATCTTAACTCCGTTTTTATCTGTTAATCCGGTGAATTGGCCGACGGTTTTAGGATCAACTTCGTAATTATCAGGACTAGAAATACTTTCTTCATTAAAAATAAATCTGAAGTCATACGTTGGCATCCCATAAACCCATATACCTAATTTTGTTTTCCCTCTGAAAATAATTTGTCGTTTCATAATATTTCTTCAATTTGTTTTTTAAATTCGTCAAAACTTCGTACTAAATAATAATTAATTCCCTGCTTATTTACTTTTCCCTGCCATTCAATTTGTGCCGGCGATTGCCGTCCTATTTCAGTTTTAAACTCAAAACAGTACAATGTCCCGCGCCAAATAAAAAGGCAGTCAGATACGCCAGGAATTAGCCCTACTGCCTTACGTTGCATTGCCCGGGAAATGTGTTCTGAATTATTTGTTACTGAAAAGAACAGCCCGCGCGTATGTGTGTGCGTATTCCACAACCACATGACGCACGATGCTTGAATTTGGGATTCGCTAAGCATTGGGAATGATTTTGGCCCATTTGCCGTGCCTATAAATAACTCCACGTTCTTGCCTAACTGCAATAAATTTCTCAGGAAAATAATAAAAATAAGCTTCTTTTTCAGCGACATCCTCTATATCTGTACACAATTCGATAAACTTCGTCCCCACCGGATACCTCCGTTTCGCTTCAGCCAGCAATTCTTCTTTCGTGGCAGTTGTCCAGTCTCTGTCAGGTTCGGATTTTACAAACTGCCCGCGTTCGTTTCGCTTGCGTTCCAATTTTGATTTTAATTCTGTGATTTCACACGCAAGCCGATAACGTTCCGCGCTAAGTTCTTCAACTTCGGCCTTCGTTTTCTCAGACGCTTCCTTAATTGCTGCATACTTTAGCATCAATCGAACGTGAATATCGCCCTGAGTGTCGTTAAACGCTCGCTCTTCGGCAAGTTCAGCGGCAAGTTTATCGTACTCTTCATGTTTTTGAGCTTTCTCAATTTCTGAGAATTTACGCCACTTTTTTAGCTTTTTGAGTTCGTGACGGATTTCGTAATTACGAAGCAACGTAGAGACAAGCCATGCAATTGATATTGCAGCGATAATGATTGATCCGATAAACAATGAGTCCCGTAATGATTGGGTAAATTCTAATGAGTTCATTTTGATTTGTTTTTACTTGTTAGTACTAAGATTACAATTATTATAATAATGATAATTAATGCGTAATAATCTGGCATTGCGTCGATGCGGTCGAGTAGGTTCATACTATCTGAATAAGAAGTTGAAAACGTCGTACCCAAATGCAGCCGCAAAAATCATAGCAGTAAATGAAATGTAAGCAATAGCAGCGATCAAATTTACTTTCCAATTTGGTAATCGTTTTTTCATATCGTTTGCCCGTTATGCCGATAGCTAAGCGTTGATTAATAATGATCAAATATAAACACAATTGTGTCAATGTGCAAAATGTTTAAAAACATATTAAATTATGAAAATAAACAACCCTAACTTTGTGCCAAATTTTGATCAAAATTACCCTAACTTTGTGCATCAAAACGGAATTTCGTCTTCCGTCTTCCCTTTCTCCTGCATCGGAGTATTTACCACCCCATATTCCAGATACATTCTACCCTGTCCGCAATCAACTGTTTTCCAATCGTTATATTTTCCCCACTCACGCATCCAGTCGTAAAATTGATTTGATGATTTTATGTAAGAACCAGGATTCTCGTTAATGAATTGTTTGAAAGTATCGTTCCGGTTATGCCGTGAATCATTCACAAGCCACATCTTAGCAAACTCGACAAACTCTTCCGACGTTTCGCTGATCAGTTTTTTGATTTTAAGGTTCACAAAATCAACTTTAATAAGTCCTTCAGTCAAATACAATTTAATGCAATCTAACATCAAATTATCAAACTTATTCCATTCGTTAGAATCCCAATCAGTCCAAAAGTTTTTCTTAAAATCGTCAATCGGTTGAAATGAATCCGAGTAATGTGGGAAAAACTCAACTTCAAATTTCCGTCGTTCGTGTGATGAACTTGAACCTTTCAGTACGTTGTTTGTCGGGATTCCAATCTTCGGTGAGTCGGCAGGGTCGAGATAGATTTCGCCTTTATTCTTTTTGTTGATAGGCCATCCGGTTGTAAGGATTGAAAATATTGATTCAAAATTGAAATTTCGGGCAGTATCGTCCAGAACCACTATTTCAGTATCCGGATTAACACGCTGCCATGTAAAGTCTTTGTTCGGGTCAAATGATTTCCCATTGATAAAAACAGTAACCCTGATCTTTGACATTGCCAAAAATATTAATCCCTTACCTGTTCCTCCGGCTGGATTTGAACTAATTACTTCTTCGTTAGCAATGAGCGCCCGAACTGTTGAAGGGTCTTTAAATCTGTGCATCATGTACCCAATGCCTGACATTAGCGATTGGCAGCGTCGTATATTTCCGGCTGATACGTTTAATAGGAACCTTGCAAAATCACAATCTGATCCATTTGGAATAAAATCCCGATCGATGATTTGCGACTTCCAGATGTAACCTCCCATCAAATCAATGTACGGTACCAACTCAATTCCGTCTTTTGACACGCAAACGGCAGTATTTCGGTAAAATACCCAGCTCGTAAACTTTGTATCACGAATAATTGCAGGTTTCTTGACTTCTAAAAATGCAATGTATTTCTTTTCAAACTTTGAATCTCCGGCAAATAGATTGTAGGCCGCTGTTTCATTTTGACGTAAAAGATAATTTAGTACAAAATCTTTTATCATGTCAATAGTAACCACTTCAATCACATTCTGAACTATCCGGATAAAACTGATGTCCTCAGGATTAAACCGGTATTTGAAAAATCCATTTTGCTCCAGGAACTTTTTAAGGTTGAGATAGTCAACTTTTATCGCCCCACGGCCGGAGTATGACCAAAAAATATATGGTACTGTTTCCGCCTCAGTTTCCGGCTCGTCAAGTTCAATGATCAAATCCGGATCAAAGCGGTCTGATACGTTAGGAACTTCTTCGGGGTGTATAGTTATCCCGTAATTTTTGGCAATGAAAAATATCTTTGCCATTGTCGCTTTTCCTGTTGAAGTGCGGAGGCAATAATCAAATTGTTTGCTGCATTTGCCCGGCTCAAATCCGGTGTTAAAACGGCTTAAACGTTCAAAGTATATTAAACCTTGATCTTTGTAAACGTCTGCTAATACCAGCCCAATATCAACCCAATCTTTATAATTTTGAGTAATGTCAATTCGTTGTGATTCGATGACCTGTAAAAGCGTTTCAATGTCGGTATCTTCTCCTGTTGATTCATGTCGGATATGTTCGCGGGGGGTCGTTGGCTCCTTTGTGCGGATAATGCCGGTAAATGTCTCAGCATATTGATTAACGTAAATATGCGGATCGTACGACTCAAAGCAAACGCGACTCCATCCCTTTACATTGTGGTCAAAATGTCGGCATGACTCAAATTCTTTTGCAATCGCTTCAAATCGTAGGTTATGCTCTTCGTTTGTTTTACATTCGGGTATCAGCCAGATAACTTTCAGGCCGTTACCGCTTGGTGACGTAAAGCATGAATAAGTGTGTTTATTCGCTTGAATCTTTGTACGCCATAATTGCATTTCACGTTCAGGTATCCCGTCAAAATCAAGGCAGATATATCCGGAGTGCGCCACCATTGATTCGTTATTGCGTTTCGTAAATTCGCCTGAGAAGCATATCCAAAACAGCCGCTTTTTTAGCGTGTCGCGTTTTTGTTTATTGGTTTCGCTCCTGATTTGTTCGATTAAATGACGGTTATTGCCTCGCTTGATGCGGTCTAGTACCTCATCTATTTCAAAGTATTGTGATTGACTATCAGAGTCGATTGATTTGAACACGGTTATTTTTCCCATGTCGGTAGGATTAGGATTAGTTGAGGAACTAAGTTATTTTAATTCAATTGGGCGCCAATGGGTGATAGACCCTTGCAATGTTCCGCTTCCACTCCACTGCCAGTCGTTGTCTAAAAACTTTGATCGAGTAGTAATACCATATTTACTGTTTGAAGTTTTATAAATTACTTTATCAGTATTCTTATACTTTTCAGTCAATCCTGAATATATCTTCATACACTTTTCTGGAAGTTCTTCTTCAACTGGAATCCATCGTTTAGCAAATTCTACGCCAGCCTTAAAAGACTCTACTGATAAATTTGTACATGGTCCGTTTTCTATGTTAGCGTAATAAATTTTCTCTCCGCTTTCTTTTTCAAATTCAATTGCGGCTTCGTTAATCGTTTTCATTTGATTATCCCCTCACGTTTAAGAATCCCGTCAACCGCATCAATAATCTCATTAATTATCGGCTCATGAACTTTCGGAATTGAATCATGGCGAATAACTGAACGCGTACCTGAAAATATACGGCTAATTTCGCCCCAGTTAAAAATCTTTTTTCGTTTTTCAATTTTGGTTTTTGCTAACCTAATTTCCTTTTCGTACTGTTCTCGGCGTTCGCTGCCACGTTCACCGATAATCTGGTCTTTAGCTTCGTCAAGTGATGTTAATTTTGACATTGTATAAGTTTTTAAGTGTTAGCACAAATGTATTAAAATAAAATGAAACAACCAGACAAATTGATTTCAAGGCGTGAAAGTTTTTTTAGTCTGGCTGTTTTTCTCCGAGTGTTTACATATTAGAAAAGTGTTTGTTGCATTAAATAAGGGTTGATTCGTTTGTTTGCCATTGTAACGTACTCTTGACTAATTTCGCTTCCAATCCAATTACGTTTTTGTAAGTGTGCCATTTTTGCAGTAGTTCCAGAACCCATAAAAGGATCATAAACTAAATCTCCTTCGTTTGACCAAGAAAAAATATGATCTGCAACTAGTTTTTCAGGGAATGGCGCAGGGTGATCTGTAACATCATTGCATCCAACTGCATAATACAAAACATTTGTCCTTATTGAATATTGTTCTGCTACTTTTCTAGTAGCATCACTTCTTGTTCCAACTTTTTCGCTTTTTTGTGAAATTGATTTTTTCTTTCCAGCTGTTGAATTTGGAATATCTTTCAATCTATTTACTGTTTTTGGTGTTCCTTTTGATATAATAAACATATATTCAAATGATTGCCAATAAGCCAAATTACTACCCTTTGCGCCTGTTCCTGCTTGTTGGTAAATCATTGTATCATGTACATTAAAACCAATCTCTTTAAAGTAAAGTGCCTGTTTAAATGATGTAAGACTTTCGCATCCATCTAGTGTTTGATCCCCAACAATCCAGACAACTATGCCACCATCTTTAGTAACTCGATACAATTCCTTTGCGATACTTTCAAAGTCAAATGAATATCCATTGTATGTTCTTAATCCGTCATAAGGTGGAGAAGTAACAGTTAAGTCAATAAAATTATTAGGCATTTTTGACATAGTTTCTAAATTGTTTTCACAATAAATTTTGTTTAGTTCCATCATATTTTCGTTTATTTGATTAGCACAAATGTAGTATTAATTTTTAACTCACAACCTTTTCATCAAACTTTTTTATCGCTGATTCATAACGTCTGGCAGTAATCTCGATCCACGTTGATTTGTACTTTCTTGATTTGGCATATTCAATCAGTCCATCCATTCCAGATTTGGCAATAATCTGATTCAATACCCATCCAAATTTATACCCGCGCGATTCGGCAATCTGTTCAAGTTCATCAAAATAATTGCGTTCAGGTAGTTGAACATGGTCAGTATTATAGTCAATTTGCACAAGTTCAGCAAACTTTAATTCTTTTTCAAGTTCGAAAATGTATCCGCAAAAATCACAAATACGCGAAGATGCGAATACATAAGCTTCACAACCACAATTGCCGTTTTTATCTGTGTGACGTTTTCCTGCCATTGTTCCGCATTGTTTAACCGGAGGCGCGCCACCGCCTTTACTTTCTTCATGATACAGTGACCAATTACGCTGTTGGTTGTAATATCCAAGTTCAGCGGCATTATTCCCGAAATCGAGAATGTTGAAGTGAGACTTACTTGGGTACGTTCGTGATCCACGCCCCAACATTTGCAACCATAAAGGTATTGAGGTTGTCGCCCTGTTAATAATGATCGTTTCAATATCTTTGCGGTTAAATCCGGTTGTTAGTATTCCAGCATTCCAAAGTACGTCGTATTTGCGCTGTTTCCAGTCTGAAACTACATGATTTCGGTCGCCTGAATATTTACGGTACGCATCGCGGAAATTTTCGTATTCAGCGAGTTTTATGTCATACTTTACTTTTGCCGCTTCACCGGTGCCCATGATTGGTGGTGCAACGTCTGAAGTCAAGAATCGCGCGTCGATCCCTTTTTCATTGAACGCCTTGCAAGTATTGATGACATGCTGTATGTTTACACCGAATCCAAGTGTCGCAGTTCCTGGCACATTTTTAATCCAATTCTCAACAACTCCGGCATACAATTCCCGTTTATTAAACCGCTCATACATTCCTGATTCCTGATAGTCTCCGAATGAGTTTAACTTTACGCCTTTAACATTTGCACCTGAAATACCGAAGTACTTATCAGGTACCAATTTACCGAGGCGTATCAATTCAGGTACTTGCAAACCTTGTATCAGTACTTCATAATCAGCAGCTAGCTGTCTTTGTTTTGCCATTCTCTGAGGCGTGGCACTGAATCCTAAGATAATCGCACCATTAAAGGCATCGTTCTCAAAATACGGGTTAAACTCCTGTTTATGGCATTCGTCCATAATCACTACATCAAACGATTTAAAAAAGCGCGGCCATTGTCCGATTCTTCGCCTGAGTGTTTGCGACATTGCAATGTAAACCTGATGAGTTAGCGGTGGTTCTACCATTTGCCCGGCCATAATATTGAATGGGTGCAATTTAAATTGCTGCAACGTTCCACCGGTTTCAAAAAGTAGTTCAACGCGGTCGGTAATTATTAAGGCACGTTTTTGTTTGCGTTCCATCTCTTTTACTATGTAACTAAACATGACGGTCTTTCCTGATCCGGTTGGTGACTGTATAAGTATATGCTTTTTTCCTTTCGAAAGTTCAGCACGGACTTGGGAAATTAAGTCGAATTGGTAGGGGTAAAGTTGGATCATTAGGTTACTTTTTCAGCTTTAGAATTGACTCTTTGTCAACTTCGTAAGTAAAGACTGGACGCGGATCAAATTTAGAGTCCGGATGTTGCCCTGAGGCAATTGACGCATTTTCAGCAGCATCGTCCAAAGCTTCATTGTATGCTTCCTTTTGAGCCATCTCAATAACATCTTTCAGTTTTAATACAGGGCTGACCATATAATCATTCGCCCATTCTTTCGGTGTTCTCATTTTTACCAGATTGTTAATTGATTAGTGTTAATTTTGTTTACTTCAGCAACCTTTGCCCCGTTACGGTTATCCCAATACAGCGAAGCAATCCACGCAAAACGCAATAATTTAACGTGTCCAAGATTGTACTTAAATCCGGACTTTTGCCAATTGCGGATAATTCGCTTTTGAAAACGGAGTGGTGATTGGTAGAAGGTTTGCATTGCGTGATCTTGCGCTAGTTGCTAATTAAATTTGTTTTCACTTGCTAAATAAAGCCTGACTGCATGATTTTAACAATCAGGCTTTTAATGTGCGTTTTGCTAATTACGTCTCGACTAGAATGGCAAATCATCCTCAGGTTGCGCCCCAGCGTCAAACTGTTCTGACGTATTCACTTCAGCGGTTGGCACGCTCCAATCTTTCAGGTTCCCAAGGAACGGGGTGTATTTTCCAGCAGCTTTTAGCGCTTCTTTGATTTCCTTTTTCGGATTAATCTTAATCGTGTGCGTTTGACCGTTTTTTTGCTTCTCTGGTGCAATATCGTACACGGCTATTCCCTGATGCAAATAGACTTTACCGTCTTTTTCGGTTTTCTCAATGTAATTCGATTCAAGCGGAAGAATCACACATTCAATCGGTCCGTTCTTACCTTTTACCATTGTTACGATGTGTTCCATCGCACTGTAATTCAATTGTCCTGTTAGTGTACTCATTTTATGTTTGCCCGTCATCCCGATAGCAAAGGGGTTAAGTGTTGTGTTAAATTTTATTCTCAGCTTCCAAAATTGCTTCATCAATGCTCAATCCATCCATGTACCGATCTAGTATAATTTTAGCCTTATGCACCCGGTCTATCATTGCATCAATATAAATCTGATCACGCATAACACGGATAACGACTAACTGAAATTCAGACTTACACCTCGGATCATAAGAAACAAAATCGCACCATTGAACGCCTGCAACTTCGATGTTGCACTGAATTTGCCCGTAGTAATCATGTTTGATTGTTACACCTTCACCCTGTTTTAAATCCCTGTTTTTGCAATGTCGAATCGGATCGTATGGGCATTTGATTTCTAGGATGCCGTTAACACCCATTGAGTGATTATCGTCGTATGCTCTCGTAAGTCCGCTGATCATTCCATCGTGTGGTTCTTGATACCCGGTTATTTGTCCATCAAAACTCCCACCCAAATACGGTATTGAGTCATGCACTTTAAAGCCAACTTCATTAACAACGTATCCGGTAAGTTCGGCATACTTCTCCCGCGCCTCAGGTTCGTATTGGTTTCCCCATGCAGTCTGACGATATTCTTTTGCCATTTCAATTAACGCCTGAGTTTCGCGGCCTTCGTAGGTCATGGTCTGATACGATGCAATTTCAAGGATGATTCCGCGGGCAGTTTCTCCCCACAGTTCGCCTTTTGCGCGGCCTTGTTTCATCAAATCTGGAATACGCGATCCGGTGAATTTATCCCAACGATGCAGGAACCATTCAATTGAGCGTTGTTTCATTTGCTCAGTGTCAGATACTTTTTCGGAGTCAATGGTTATTGCTGAGAAGTCTGCGAGGTCGGCGAAGGGGTTCTTATTACCCAACTCGTACGCATTATCAACTTCGCCCCTAATTATTTTATTAATTACTTCGTGTCCGCTCATGATTGGCCTCCTTTCTCAACGAACTGTCTTAGTTCGGTCAACAACTGCATAGCACGCTCGTTCGCCTCAAATTTTGAACGTTGCAATGTAAATACAGCAACCATGTGCTTAATAGCCGGGGAAGTCTGGTTGCACCACTCTGAAAGTTTTGCAATCGGGTAGCGGGTGCCGTCTGGTGTATTGAATCCTGAACTATCAGCCTTTAACTGAATTTTTGGAAGTATTTCCAAATGGCGACCAATACCCCACTTTGCAGCGGCCCGAACAAAAGCCGATGAAGCGGCTGTTTTGTCCTCAAATGTTTTCTTGTCAACTTGTTCAATGTTCTTTTTCCGTGATGCTCTTGATCCGCCTGCATCTGACTTTTCAATCATGCCCGAATCTGTCAATATCGAAATTGAGCAAAAAAGTATTCCGGCAACTTCGCGGTACTCGCAACCCCAGCCACCAATGCCGCAAACATCATCAAGTACAGTTTCACACTGATCCGCATCATAATACGGGTAGATTTCATTTTTGCCATCTCCGGCAGAGTCTCCGACACGCCACTTAGGTAGTACACCAATTGACTCGTGAAAGTCAGGTGAGCCTAATTTGATTAAATTTGTTTTGTCCATTTGATTTGTTGCCCGTCATCCCGATAGCAAAGGGGTTAAATGTTTATTTTGAACTGGTTAATTTTAATGCTTTTTGTGTATTGTGAACTGACGTTATAAATATTAAATCGGATGTATTAGTCCAAAAGTCTTTCATTGAATGTCTAGTTCTTAATCGTGCTTTGTCTCCTTTTAATTCGACTAAAATAAATCTCATTGCGGGATGCGATTGCCATGTTGTATGATAATTACAACCGATGACTATTTTATTTTCTGGTATCATACTTCGTAATACTTTTTAATCCTGTCATCAATATCCCAGTCATCAACTTCAACCTCTTCGCCATCGTGAAAAAATGTGATTTGAAATTTTACAACTGAACGACTTGAAATTGCAGTCTGATTATTTTCGTCTGGTTCGGGGTATTCGGTGTAAAGTTCTAATTTAGACTCATATTCAATCGGCTCGTTAAGGTGCCAATAAATTCGCTGAGGATTATCTTCTGTTGTAAAGTGCCAGATTAAATGGTTGTAAATCGTTTGCTTGTCGTCTTCCGATAGCCTAATTTTTAAGATTTGCATTTTTACCGGTTGCCGTGTTCCGGAAGGGCTGATTAGGATTTGATTAGCGCAAACTTGCACTTGATTGAGTACAAATATAGCACAATTGTTTTGAATACGCAATAAGTGTGAGAAAATAAAATTAATTATTTTGGGGTGAATGTTCCTCTAGTTGAACCTTTTTAGCATTCTGATATTTCACATGTTTCTTCGCCACATGGTCCACCTCCAATATCAAGCTGGTGTCCCCATAGTTCAGTTTGAATATATTCTTGGTAAATTCTCCGATCATCCGGCGCCAATTCAAATTCTTCATTAGACATTTGCATAATATCTTCAACGCTTAAATTGCCCCTGAAAAATCGAATTGGAACAGTTATTTTTTCATTTTGCTTTCTGCTGTCTGGAATGAAATTTTCATATTTTACTTCCCATTCCCGAAATTTATCGAATCGTTCTGGATGAGTTCTTGCAATAGTCATAAGCTTTCTAAGTGACTTTTTCCAGCATACCTTACAATTATCTTCATATCCTGTAAGATCAATTCTGAATGGCATTTTATCCCAAAATTTATTTATGTCCGGCTTTGTCATTGGGCATAATTTTGAGGAAATAAGGGGATAAACATGCTTTCGTTTCTTCCAGTTTGCATTAATGCGGTGCGGTTCATCAATCCTTATTCCAATCGCAGTATAATAGTTCTTCCATCCAATCTGCCTCATATAAGCATTGATTGTATGGTTTTTCATTTCCCTAGTACAGTGAGGCGTTGAAGAATTTGGAATACCATGTTTTTGAATCACCGCCTCAAATGGTTCACCGTTTCTGCTTGCTGTATTAAAATCAACAACCTTCGCCTTTACTCCATTTCCGTTTTTTGGATCTGTAATTGCTTCAACCCAAACACATTCAAATTCAAAAAAATCTGAACATTTCTGAATGAATTGAAGTGTATTTTCATTTTCTTCTCCGGTGTTTGCAAATACTATTTTAATGTCGAATTGGTCTTGTTTGTTTTTCAATAGCCACTGTGTCATATATGCAGAAGATTCACCCCCACTAAAGCTTATCAATAATTTTTCTTTCATATTTTTTAGTTCAAATTGGTTTAATGTTTAACTATTTCCTTAATTCTTGTTATCTCATCCATCCCACACGCTTCAAACCCCTGGCACATAAATTTAATTCGTGATATAGGTATGTTCAGCATTTGTGAAATTTCAACCGCAGATAATCCGCTGCAAAATAGCGTACGAATTTCCCATGAGTCAATTACTCGCTTTGCCGGAGCCGTTTTGCGTTCAGGTTTTGATACGACAAAAATGTTTTTTAGTGAGCAATCTTCATAACTGCCATAATACCGGATACGACCGCAAAACGCGTCATAATCTAGACCATTAAGCAGGCAATAAACTAATCGAGCCAGATAAATAGTTTGCCCGCCCAAAGTCATAATTACATGACCGTTTTTACCAATTCGGGTCCCGGTTACTTCGGTGCCGTTTGGCCGGAATACTTTGCCTGAGTCGGTGATTGTGTAGCCGTTAAACGTCATTATTTGCTGAGTCATCTTTTACCTCCTTCCATATCATATTTTTTGTACCAATCCAACATTCGCCAATGCTAGCGCATAACTTTAAGTCATTATTAAATGCACACCCTTCGCAAAATGGTGAGTTGTTTTCCATATCGACTAATTCGTACTCTTTCCCGTTAATCGTTTTTTTCATGTCCTTTTCTCATTAAATTCAGTTTTCTTTCTCATTTCTTCAATCAAATCAATGCCGTAATGTTCAGCCATCGCAAAACATACAAGGGCAACGTCAGCAAGTTCGGAGGGGTCAAAACATCGATCAATCCTTATTTCGTTACAAGACTTATGCAGTTCGTCAACTTCTTCCTCTAACTTTCGCACAAAATGAAATTCATCTGTACGACCGTCAATCAACCCCCTTCGCTTTGTCGCTTCATAACTGCGGTGGGTGATGTCGGTTAGGTATGCGTGGCCATCATTTCTGGCTGCTTCGATCAATTCGTACAGGCTTTTATCTTCAGTTTCAGACCATTTAGCCAAAATTTCCTGATCTTTTTTTGTTGGTATCATAGCAAATAATATTCAATAGCGTTAAACAATTCATAAGGTATTTTTTCAGTCGATTCAACGTAAACACGGCCATCGGTAACTGTTACCGATGTTATGCCGTATTGGGTGATTTCGTCTGAAAATTTGTGGATGATGGTGGGTAGGTGGTTCATTCTTTTACGATTCTAATGTTATACCTAGTAAAATGACTTTCTCCCCATGATGTCTGAATAAATTCCAATTCATCGCAAACGTCGTGCAATAAATCTTTGTACCCTTGCAATACAATTTCACTTGCTCCAAACTCTATCGAATAAAACATATCAGGTTTTAATCTGGTAAACCTGAAAATTAAATGCAAACGTCTTAAATTTTCTTTCATGATTTTGATTTGTTTTTACCCCGCAACGTCGCAGGGTATTGTTCAGCAAATATACATCTTATTTTTATATTTCAAAACGATTTTTATATATATTTGATATATTTTTAAATATACGCTAAAATTGCTATTTATTTTATTTTTATATTTGGGTCAAAAAAGCAATATATTGCAACAAACCCCATGCTTTTGCCTAATTCAGCATGATAAGTGCACTTTTAAAAATGAGTTTTACTCAAGTTTCACTCACTTAAATATATAAATATCAATAAGTTATCTATTGTTTTTTACAGAGTGTAATTATTTAAGTATATTAGTATAAAAGTAAAATATAATATATAATAAAAATGAATTTAAAAATAAATTATATGTGTAAATAAAGAGCAGTAATAGAGGTGTAAATTTCACTTATACAAAAAATGAATGTAATTAATTGAAATACTTATAGTTGTATCTGTGAAATATTAGTTTGTTGTGTATTACGTATTCAAACGTCTGTAAAAAATGATTGTAATTAATTAAGTATCAATGTGTTTTGATAGTGTTTTTATTTTTTGTTGTTTTTGTAGTTGCAAAAATGTATCTTTACAATCTAATTAATAAACAGTTATATGAAAAAAATGAAAGTAGGCCATGTATGGGTTCGTTTAGATGATTTTTTTTATAAAAAATTACATAGAATGGATTGGAAAATTCGTATTATAAATAAACAATTTGATGTTTATCGCATAAAAACTACCAAAGGAGGTGCAAAGTATAAATCATCAATTCAGGATGAAATACAAGGTGAAATAGGAAGTAAATTTGCAGATGGTAATACTTTGAATTGCCAACTTGATAATTTGATTTTTTAATTGTAATTTTGAGTTTTAAAACTTTTGTTATGGGTGCCCCTGAAGGAAATCAATTTTGGAAATTAAGGTCAAAACATGGCAGAAATAAACTGTTTGAAACTCCTGAGTTAATGTGGGAGGCTGCTTGTGAATACTTTACATGGTGCGAAGAAAACCCGTTTTATGAGACTGTTTTGGGCAAGGGTAGCGGAAAAGTCATAATGGATGATAACGGTGAATTTCATGTTGCACCTGATACTGTTGAATTACCTAAAATGCGACCATTTACTTTATATGGATTATGTATTTATTTAGACTGTTCAACAGGGTATTTTCGGGAATTTAAGAAAGACTGTTCAAAAGATTTTGTTTCAGTCGTCACGCGTATAGAGGAAGTTATCTATAATCAAAAGTATTCGGGTGCTGCTTCCGGGTTCTTAAATCCTAACATCATTGCCAGGGATTTAGGTTTGATCGACAAGCAAGATATTAAACAGGAGACCACCGTTATCGAAGTCCGCCCTCCAAAGTTTGACTAAATGATAATTGATCTTAACAAACATCGAGACGAAATATTTAATCCGCTTATCGGTACTTTGCAAAAAGCTGATAAGCGTTTTGTCATTAATTACGGGGGTGCTGGTTCCGGCAAATCATTCACGCAAACACAGCACGAAATAATCAGGTGTTTACAAAAGCCGGAGAAATTACTGGTCATTCGTAAAGTAGGAACAACACTGAAGGATTCTGTTGTCGCTTTGTTTGTTTCAATTCTTAATTCGTGGGGTTTGGAGGACTTTTATACTGAAAACAAATCAACTCAATTTATTCAATTTTCAAATGGTAGTTGTATCCTTTTCAAGTCGATGGATGATCCTGAAAAGATTAAATCTATTGCCGGAATTACTCGAATATGGATTGAGGAAGCAAGCGAATTAAGCCAGGCAGATTTCAGTCAGTTGAACTTACGACTTAGGGGCCGCGAAGGTCTGCAAATTACGCTAACATTTAACCCGATTGATGAAGAGCATTGGATAAAGTCGTATTTCTTTGACAATGAAAATGTAAATGTAAAGACAAACATAATCAGGACTACTTACAAAGATAACCGTTTTATTGATGAGGCATATAAGGCAGAATTAGAAGGTTATCAGTATATTGATAAAAACTATTATAAAATTTATGCGCTTGGTGAGTGGGGTGGAATTACTGAGGGTCGTATATTCCCTATTTGGGAACAAATTGAGTGCTTTCCAGAAATTGATGGTTATTGGTATGGTCTTGATTTCGGGTTCTCAAACGATCCTACGGCAATAGTCAAGACAATAAAGTGGAAAAATAGAATTTACTTTGATGAGAGGTTGTATCGCGTCGGACTGACTAATCCGGATATTGCATCGTTTATGTTTGCAGATGGATATAAAGGGCAGGTAGTTATTTGTGATTCTGCTGAGCCTAAAAGTATCGAGGAGCTGCGACGGTTAGGCATAAATGCAATTGAAGCGCAAAAGGGGGCAGGCTCAATAATGGCCGGCATTGACTTTCTGAAGTCTCACAAAGTTTTGGTAACCCAGTCAAGTTTAAACCTTATCCGTGAGAACAAATATTATCAATGGAAGGAGCTACCGCCAAATCGTCAAACTGCAAATAAACGTTTCGACAATACGCCAAAAGACTGGATGAACCATTTAAAAGATGCTTGCCGTTATGCCTATTCGCTTGGTGACTTTTCTCAGTCAGGTGGTTCCGTTGATGTTGGGTGGGATGAATTGTAACTCGTCACGTATTTAGGTTAAATGTGTGACAAAAAAAGCCTGATTGTTAGTCAGGCTTCGATATATCCGCTTAGAACTTGCGGAAACTAAGACGGATCAATTTTGTGCAAAATTCCATTCGTAAATGTTGTTTATAAACTGGCCAAGTTCAATTGATTGCCAAACAGTATCATATTCATCATTATTAAAAGCAAAAAACCCATAAACCAAAGGATGTTCTCTTTCTGATTCTGATTTTTTAAAATCTTCGTCAGTTACAATTCTAATAATGCCAATAGTCAAAATCTTTGCTAATTTTTTTGATTGAGTCATATAAGTTTTCATTTTGCAAGTTTTTAATCGCCCTACTTCGTTGTAGTTTGATACTGTAAATATAGCACCTTTGTGTCATATACGCAATAGGCAAGTTGATTTTAAATGTTAAAAAATGTTAAAATTTGAAATTAGTTTTTAGTTTTGTATATTTGACAAAAATAACTTTCAGAACATGGCACTATTAGACATCTTCAGCCGGAATAAAGACAAAAACCCATTAACGCGCGCGGTATTTGAGTATTGGATTCACTCAGGAAACGTCAATAATATTCCAGACGATCCGGATGCCTATCTGAAAAAAGGATATTCAGCAAACACAACCGTTTATTCGATTGTTAGTAGGATTGATGCGATGCGAAAACAGGCAAAACTTGTGCTGAAGGATAAATCAGGGAATGTCGTTGAAACGCATGAACTTTTACGATTCAAAGACAGATTTAACAAATCTCTGACTACTAACGATGCCATCACTCAAATGCTGATTTACAAATTAGTTATTGGTGAATGGTTCGTGTATAAGTTGGCACCCGATGCCGGAGCGAATAAGGGCAAAGTATCAGAGTTACATTTACTGCCTGCTGCTGATGTTGAAATTATTGAAGGTAGTATATTTGAGCCGGTGCGAGGTTATAAGATTGAAGGAAACTATCAAATTGAGCTACCTGTTGAATCTGTATATCATGGCAAACTATTCAATCCGAATTGGAACGATGAGCGGACTCTCCATGGAATGTCACCACTCCGTGCCGCTGCTAATACCGTATCAAAACTGAATCAGATCGAAATAACTGAAACAAAAGCATTCGAGAACCAAGGGCCACCTTATATCCTGTACAAAGAAAGCTCAACCGATCCGATGCAAAACCGGATGACAGATCCGCAACGTGACGAAATTGTTAAAAAGATCAAGAACGCGGCAAAAGAAAATAACCGCTCATTGCCGTTGGTGTTAAAGGATAAGTTTGGAAAGCTGGACTTGGGCCAAAAGCTTGCCGACATGACAATCATTGAGTCAAGTAACGCAGGGATTCAGGCATTATGCAACGTTTATCAAATGCCTGGTCAAATATTCGGAATTGGCGAAGCGACATACAATAACATGAGGGAAGCGCGCAAGGCTGCTTGGACTGACTGTATACAGCCTAATTTAAGTTCGATTGCTGAATGTATGAACGCTTGCACAATTTACGATATACCAGAATATCAAGGTTTATCATGGGATTGGGATTATTCAGAGATTGAAGAGCTTCAAGAGGGTATGGAAATTAAAGTAGGCTGGATGAAAGCCGCCGGATGGTCTTACAATGAGATTCGCAAAGTGACCGGAAAAGAAGCAATTGACAATCCTTTGATGGATGAGCCTGTAATTGGAATGGGTGACACTTTTTTAAGTGATTACGGTGAGCCGTTGGACTCGACCGATCCTGATGCGAAAGATTTTGGGGATTATACGAAGGATTCAGATGAATTTATTGACAAAATAAAGGCGTTAGATAAATTAAGAGCCAGTTTAAGTAAATGAAAGCCTCAACCAAAAAATTTGAAATCCAATATCTTCGCACCCGCAATGCAATCGAGCGCAAAGGCATAAGGTTAGTTCAGTCTGCTTTGCGTTTGCAATACACTCAATTCCTTGATCGTGCAAAAGACTTGCCTCCGTCAATGTGGAATGACATTAAAATCAGTGAGCAACCGATACAACAATTTTTTGAACAGTTTTATCCGATGTCAGGGCGATTGGGGCAAATGACACGAAAAAACATGTTAGCTCAACGAAATCAGGTTAAATCGTTGGAGGATGAGCTGTACTTATCAATTTATGAGCGCCATATGCAGCAACTAGTTGGCACGTCTGACTATGCAAACCGGATTAAGACAATCACAAATACAACGTCAGAACGGATAAACAGCGTGATACGCGAAGTATTGACCGAAGGCGAATTAGGCGGTTATGGCATTGATAAAATACGCCAATCGTTAACTGATGCAATTGGTGCCAGTATTCGCGGCAACGTACGCGCGCGGGCAAAGGCAATTGCACAGACTGAAATGATCAGCGCAAGCAATCAGGCTTCAACCTATGCAGCAGATTCAACCGGATTAGAGTACCGGAAATATTGGAGTACTTCACACTTGCAAGGTATCCGACCAACGCATATACAAGCCGAACAGGATTCAATTCAGCGTGGCGGGTACAAAAAAGATGAACGTTTTGCAAATGGGTTACTATTCCCTGGAGACCCTGCTGGAAGTGCTGAAGAAGTTGTGAATTGTAGATGTACGGTGTTGCATGAGATAGTTTAATACCACTTAAACGGATTAATTGCTTTTTCATACGCTCCTATAAATCCATACATCGTGATAATAACTGGAATTGTAATTGCAGCAAGTATATAAGCTTAATGGATTTAATGGATTTAGTCTATATGCTTTAAAATAGCCTTGACCCAATCGTTTCAACCCTAATTTGTGTCTTTCTTCATTTGACACTTCTTGTACAATCTTTAGTTTTTTTAATAATTCTTTCATACTGATTTATTTTAATTTCGCCTGTAATATAACACAATTGTATCAATTTACAAAACTATTTGCAAATTATTTTTATCCGTTGTACATTTAACGAAAATTTACATCACACAGAATGAAAAAGCTCGAATTTAAGTCATTCGACATTACCGAACACAAAGCAGATGATTCAGGCAACCTGATCATAACCGGATACGGAGCTTTTTTTGGTAACATTGATTCATATAAAGACATTATTGCAGCCGGTGCATTTGCTGAAACGTTGGCCGAAAAGAAAGACCGAATTGCATTTTGCTATCAGCATGATATTTGGAATCCTATCGGCAAGATTCAGGACATCAAAGAAGATAATCAGGGGTTATGGCTTCAGGTTATGCTTTCTGCTGCCGAAGATGACATTCAGACTAAAGTGCGTGAAGGAATCCTGAAAGAAATGTCAATAGGTTACCGTGTTGTTGATTCGGCTGAAGAAGTTCGCAACGGTGAACCGGTTCGTATTCTGAAAAAGATTAACCTATATGAGATTAGCCTGGTAACTATTGCCGCCAATCCGTTGGCAGTTATTCAGTCGATGAAATCAGACGAACGAAAAAATTATCTTGAAAAAGAGTTCGACCGTGTGCTTGCAATCGTAAGAAATGAAAATATTAACTTTGAAATACAGAAGCTTAAATCGCTTGTATTCTCCGAACTACCGACTCAGGAAGGGGCGCAAGAAGAAGAGCCGCAAATGAAAGCCGATGACATATTGAAATTATTAAACTCTTAAAATTTATAAAAGTGGAAAAGAAAGAATTGGAATTAGCCTTAGAAACTCACGGTAAAGAGATTCAGGCAAAACAGGCTGAAATGCAAAAAGCAATTGATGCCAACTTGGAAGCAAAAGCAGCCGAATTAAAAAAGTTGATTGATGACATGGAATCTGCAAAGGTGATTATGCAAAAGCAACTTGACGATCAAAATTTGGATTTGCAGAAAATCAGGATGCAAAAGAACGATGAAGAAGCCGTTTCACTTGAAAAGTCTATTCGTCAATTGTTCGACTCGAAAGAGTTCAAAGAAGCAAAAGCTGCCGGATTTAAGACTAAAAGTATATTCCAGGTTAAAGCTGCAACTTCAGACATTACCGGAACTATTAACATGACTCAGCAACGTTTGCAGGTTAAGTTTAACCCTGAACGTGCGCTTGCTTTCATGCCTTATCTGAATGTTGGTGTTATCGGAAACGATAAGAACCGTGTATTGTGGGTAGAAGGTGCTTACACTTCGAACGTGGGTTATGTTGGCGAAGGAACAGGACAGGCAAATGCTGACACTGGCACCGCTGCTGAAAAGACCCGCGCAATGTGTAAGATCAGCGCAAAATTGCCGCTTACTGCTGAACTTCTGGAAGATGCTGAATATGTTGCTTCTGCTTTCCGCATGAAAATGCAAGAAAAAGCGATGTTGTTCACTGACTTGGAATGTTACGGTGGGGACGGCTCGGACGGTGTTAATCCTAACCATATTTATGGTATCAAAGGTCATGCTACTGCTTACAGTGCTGCAACAACCGGAACAACTGGCGCAAATGGCGTTAAAGATGCAAACATCGGCGACTTGATTGATGACATGATTTTGCAGGGGGAACTTTCAGAGCAACGCGGAATGAACGTTTTGTGGATGAATCCGAAAGACTTCGGCAAATTCCGCAGGGCAAAAGATTTGAACGGCCAGTATCTTTTCGTGAAAGATGTGAACGGTAATTACACCATCAGCGGGTTGAACGTTGTTAAATCAACTGCTGTAACTGTGAACACTATGACCATTGCTGACACTGCAAAGATTCAGTTATGGTGGAAACGCAACCTCGAAGTTAAATTCTCACAGATGAATGGCACTGACTTCGTGGATGACACTTATACCGCTGTTCTATTCCTGAGGAATCAGGTAGTTGTTGAAGGTCCGGATAAAACCGCCTTGATTCATGTTGCTGACATTGCAGCATCTATTGCCGCTATCACATTTGTATAACAAAATAGGCCGGTGAAATATCCGGCCTTAACACACTCATAAAATATGAAAAAGTTTATTTTTATCGCGCTTTTTGGACTAATTACAATGTTTAGTCAGGCGCAAACAGTTGGAGGCGTCACTTCCTTAGTTGGAGCAACAGTAACCGATACAGAAACAGATTACTTGACGATTGCCACTCCGGTAGCAATTCAAGGCAATTATGTTATTGGACTTGAGATGGCAGGCACCGCGACAGGAACAAGTACGGTTACGGGTGCAATTCAGGTGTCAGATGATAATTCTACTTGGTACAACTTTGGATCGGCAATAACTTTGAATAATGCAGGAACAGTAGCTAATTACGCATGGGCGCTAGAGGATGCACAATTTAGGTACTACCGTATCAAATTGCTATCATCTGGAAGCGGAACGACCGTATGTACAGGGAAAATTTTACTTAAGCGAAAGCAATAAAATACAGGCCGGTGAGAGTCCGGCCACATATAGCGGGTTAGAGAAGCGGTATCTCGTTAGTCTCATAAGCTAAAGATCGAAGGTTCGAATCCTTCACCACGCTACACATTACACTTAAATCGAAAATTATGAAATACAAAGTGATCAAAGAATATGCAGGCATTGAAATTGGATCAGAAGTAAAACTATCCGAATCAAATGCAAAATATCTGATTTCACAGGGATATGTTGATCCTATTGACGAATCACCCGCGCAAAACAAAGTAATCGAGCCGAAATACAAACGCAATAAAAAATGAAGCCAAAAATAACAACGACCGGAGCTGAACCGATATTGTTAGCAGACGTTAAGACTTATTTAAAGGTCGATTACTCAGATGAAGATTCTATCATCAGTATGCTAATTTCCGGTGTACGCGAACAAGTCGAAGATTTTACAGGGTTATCGTTAATCGCTTCAACGATTGAGTACTTCAACGACGAAATTCCAGATGAAATTGTTTTGCCTTATCCTGAACATGCCTCAATTACAGAGGTTAAGATTAACGACGTTGTTTCATCTGCATATACGAAAACCGGATTAACTCAGTTCATTGTTTATCCTGAATCTACCTATTTGTCTGGTGAAAATCAGCAAGGAATTTACATAAAGTATGTCACATCTGGCACGTGTCCGATTGGATTAAAACTTGAAATGCTAAAGATCATTGATGAGAAATACCGAAACCGTGGTAATACTTTTGAGGGTTCAATTACTGAACTAAATGAAAATGCATATGCAAATTTGGCTAAATATTGTTTAATGTAATGACACTACACGGCAAACCATATACTTCAATAGGTGGATACAATTGCAGAATGATATATCATTTTTCAATCAATGTATTATTTAAAAAACAATATTACGATGACGGCAAATATGGATATAGGCCAATGTATTACGATGGATGGCTTCATTCGTTTTGTATTTATCCAATTCGTATTGATTGGTGGAAACGTCCTGAAATAATCAAACCATGAATACCGGCAAACTAAATAGACGTATCACAATTGTAACACCAGGCGTAATGACACCTACTGCAATCGGTGGATTTACTGAGGGCGTAAAAACTACGCGCGTGACGTGGTGTAGTGCAAAACAGTTGTCAATGGCTGAATCGTTGAGTTATGGCCTTGAAACTGCAACCGCTTCATATCGGTTCTCATTCCTGTATTTTGCCGCTGATGACATTACCCGTGTAAAAGAATTAACTTTTTCAGGTCGTACTTTTCGCATTGTGAACGTTGAAAATGTAGATGAGTCGAATAAGCAAATAACCGTTATCGCAAATGAGCGCAAATAGATGGCAAATAATATTCAGATAGGAATAGACCCGCGAACACTGAAACATTTATCAGATCAATTTGATTTGGTAAAAAAAGGCGCGGGCGAATCCATATATCGGGCATTGATTAAGGTTGCTTTTAAGATTAAGTCTGAGGCTCAATTAAGATTGACAGGACGCGGGCATATCATTACTTCGCGGCTGAAAAATTCGATCTTTGTAAAAGGACAAAAACACATTAACCGTCCTGACAATTCGCTGACTTATACAGACACGAAAGGCAAATCATATAAATCTGATTTAAGTACGGTTAAACTTGCTGCAAATGAATTAGCAATAGGCACAAACGTTGAGTATGCCCCTGCTATTGAATTTGGGAGCCGACCGCACGTTATTGAAGCGAAGAACAGGAAAGTTTTGAGCAATGGCAAAGCGTTCTTCGATAAGCGTGTTAATCATCCGGGTTGGTCTGGTGACTCATTCCTTTATTGGGGCATGAAAAATGTAGACATAACAAAGTCAGTCGGTGACGACATGACCAATGATCTAAAATTTGGTAAGTTCTTAAAACCAACAAATGTTAAATAAAATAAATACTATGGCAACTATCACAACACAAATTGAAGTAAATTATATCTGGATTAAAGAAAATACTCAATGTCAAAAATGTTCATCGTGTGGAGACTTAATCTTTAGCGATGCGTTTAGACTAAATGTATTTATCAAAAATCCAAAGGCGGTTAAAAAGTTTGGGTATAATCCTGAAACAGATGTTTGTATTTGCGAATCGTGTAACGACGTAATAAATGGAGGATCAAATGAAGGATGAAAGACATTAGACAAATACTTCTCACCGCATTAGTTCCGGCACTTGCAACGGCAACAGGGAAAAACGTATACACACGAATACCTAAAGCAGCCAACGCGGTTTATCCTTACATTTACATATCTGACATTTATCAGGAAGAAGTAGGGCCAAAAACATCTTACATTTATAGGCTTGATGTATTGATTCAGATCATTTATCAGGATGTTGATTCATTGACCGGATTATTCACCGACATGAATAATGTACTTTCGATCATAAATAATGGCAGCATTTTAACGCTTTCATCACCACATAAGGTAATGTCATGCGAGTTAAATAATAGCACGACAACCGAATTTCAGACCGAAACAGGCACGCAAAATGTGGGGTTGATCCGACTACTTTTCAATATCGAATAATAATTGTAAATTTGAATAGTTTAAACTCATAAAATAAAAGTCATGGCTACAAAAATTGGAACACGGGTATTAATTAAAGTCGCTGGGGGATTGCTTGTCGGGCAATCTTCTGTTAGTTCATCGTTGACCGCTACAATGATCGACATATCAAACAAGTTGAGCGGGAAACACTCAGAATATGAGTATGGGAGATTAACTGAAACTTTGTCAGTTGAAAGCATTGCATCTACATCGAAAGAAGCAACATTAAAAGGTTATTGGGAACTTCGGGAAGCTGTCAACGCTCACACGAAAGTTGAAATCATCTTAACTGAATTTACCGATGTTGATGGAGCCGCAAAAGTAACAGGAGCCGAACAATTGACGTACAACGCTCTTATCAGCGGCTTGGATGCTTCATTCCCTGATAACGACAAATCAACTTTTAGCTGTAACTTGCAGATTAGTGGCGCACCTGTTCAGGCTACTAACGTGACATCCGGGCAACCTATTGCAGATGCCGGAGCAAACCAGACAGTTAACGAAGCTGCAACGGTTACACTTGACGGCTCAGGTTCTACCAATGGTGGTTCAGGTACATTAACTTACTTGTGGACTCCACCTACCGGAATTACCTTGAGTTCAAACACTATTGTTAATCCGACATTTACCGCACCGGCACAGACTACATACGCTGAGTATGAATTCAGTTTAAGAGTTGGTAATGGAACACTATTCAGTGAAACAGATAGAACAGTTGTAACGGTTGTGAACGTGCCATAAGCGGCCTGAAAATATTTTAATACCCTGATGAATTTATTTTTATCAGGGTATTGTTATTTAATACATTTGTGTTATATTTGTGCTGTTCGTTGACGTTATTTGAAACTGTTAAGACGTGGGTTCGACTCCCACCACCTCCACCGCTTCGCCAAGTGCGCTAACCGGTCGCGTTAGTACCGTTATTTCAACGGGGGTGTCTGGTTTTGATTGACAGACGTAGGGTAATTGAGAACAAAAGCTATAACAGGCAACAATTTTGAAATGAAAGCCGCTGCATAGTGCAGTAGTTAACACGGTGCGCACCCGACCGAATACAGGGGCACTTTTAACACTTAATCCAAATCGCATGACCGAAAATGAAAAACGAAACGTAAAGATTTCTTTGATGCTTAAAGACGAAGAAATTGCCAGGCAAATTGCAAAGCGCAAACTTGCCGAACAAACTCGCAATTGGACTATTATTTTAGTCGTAGTGATTCATATTTTAATTTGGGTGCTATGAGCGCGAATGAATTAAGAATCGGAAATCTAGTTTGGTTTAGAGACAAGAAAATAGTCGAAGTATCAAACTTAGGTAATTCATTTGAAACAGTTGAATTGGTCAATGGGTTGCGATACGGAAGCGATGATATTGATGAATATAATCCGGTTGAATTAAGTGAAGAATGGTTATTGAAATTTGGGTTTGAAAACCATTCAACTAATAAATTTTGGTTTAGAAAAAAACAGATTTGCATTTCTATTGTTGGTGTTGTAGAGTTAATATCATGTGATATGCAAGCACTTAAAATAGATTTAAAAATTGAGTACGTCCACCAACTCCAAAACCTTTACTTTGCTTTAACAGGCGAAGAACTAAAACAAATCGAATTATGACTCCACACGACACCATCCTCATATCAATCCCATACCCTGAATTGCGCAAAGTAAGGCCTTTCCCATGGACAAAACAAAAGCAAATAACAGTAATTGGACAGCGAGTAATTGGGTTTTCTTTTACAAATATGTCGAAAATGCTATTTGCGTTTCACAATGATTTGAAAGGAACTACTGATTTTGAAGAGTATCGTAAAACGCATGGAGATTCAAGATTTGTAAGCGAACAGCTTTATTATTGCGCATTGGCTTACAGTACTCTAAATAAAATAGAAGAAAACTTTACGAAAGAAGAATTATTAAAATCTTTTGCTTTAATGGATGTCGATACATTTGAGCAAATTAAAAAAGTTTGGCGCGCATCTGAATATTTCGGGGCAACTGTTAAAGCATCAAAAAAAAAAGCGAAATCGAACCTGACGTAAATTACTCCGATGAGTACGAATTTTGCACCGGAATTGTAGGCATATCGAAAGCTGAATACTTTACGCTCACGCCTGCCGAAACTTACACACGCGTGCGGGCGTATATTCACAACCGGGATGCAATGGCAAGTAACTTCCGGGCATTGTTTCAATTGCAATTTAATCAATGGTCAAAACACCCAAAGGGAGCCGCTGAACTTTGGCCGCTTTCAATTGATGAATCAGACGTTGAACCTTTAACAGAAGAAGAAATGTACAAACGAAATGAAGAAATCATAAACAAGTATCGGTAACGGTACGGAGTGAATTAAAACGACATGACAAATCAAGATTTAATCGAAATGGGATTTAAAAAATTCCCTCACTTTACAGTATCACACAATGTTAATTATTCACTTGGAAGGCATAGACATTTATCTGCTGGATGTGTCGGAACACCAAATGAAATGCTTTTTATAATTGAAACAGACGATCAAGACGACAAAAGTATAACAGAAATAATTTGTCTACATAATTACGATTATGATGGATATTTGACTGAAAGAAAAGTAAAATCACTTATCAATTTAATTACAGGAGTTGACCATTTTTAAGGCGGGATTTTCCCGCTTTTTTTTTGTCCTAAATTTCACTAAATTTGAACGCATGATAAGGGCACTTTTACAGTAACTAAATACATACGACCATGAAAATAGGCGATCTGTTCATAAAATTAGGACTTCAAAAAGGTGAGTTTGATAAGGGCATTGATGATGCTAAAAAGAAAACGACTTCTTTTGGCGGCTCATTTAAAGAATTGTCAACATTAGCTGTCGGTGCGTGGGCTGCTATTGGTACAGGTGCCATAATGGCCTTTAATGCAATAAAGAATTCAAGTGATACTTTATCTACTCGATGGGATATAATGATCGGAGGGATGACTGCCGGTACCAATGAATTTTTTAGAACGTTAGCTATTGGTGACTGGTCTAATTTTATGACCAATTTAAAAGATGCTGTAAAAGTTGGTCGTGAATATGTTGCCATGCTTGACGATATAGAAGAAATGCAACGATCAGCCACAATGTCTGAAGCGAAGATGTTGAAAGAAAATACTCAACTTGAAATTGATGCGGCAGATAGAACAAAAACAATAGCAGCAAGAAAACAGGCTGCTGAAAAGCGAATAAAAAATGAAGAAGATTTAGCTGCAAAAAGAATTGAGATTGCAAAAAGAGTTTATGATGAAGAGAAGAAAGTAACATTACAGCAAACTAGATTATCAGGCGATCAATTAGATGCGCTAATGTCTGACTTTGATAGTGTTGATAAAGAACGCTCAAAAGAATATAATAAGCAGTACGATTCTTATAAATATGCCGGATTTACTACCAAAGAAATACATACAATATTAGCAAAAACATTTACTGAAAACGAAGCCAATTATGCTAAGTCTGTTAGGCAAATGGGCGATACAACAGATGAGCAATTAAACAAAATGGTCGATGCTTATATGAAATTGGCTATTGCTCAGGAATCTGTCATCGGAAATACCAGAAGGATAAGAATTAGACTATCCGGATTAATTACAGGAGAAGAAGATGGGGCTGCTAAAGACAATTCAGGGAAAGCACAATTAGAAAATCTTAAGAAGATTAACGACGAACTTGAAGCACAGCGAATTTTAAGGCAGGAGTTTAAAGGAGAGAAAATACAGCCATTGACCGGGATTGGAACACCTGACCAAATGCCCACAAATTTCATGGACACCAATCAATTGCAGTTGGGCGACATGGGCGATTCGTGGAAAGCAAATATTGCAAAGAACAAAAAGTTTACGGAAGAGTATTTGCAGGACATGAAGGATTTTACCGACGAACTAAATCGGACAATTTCTTCCGGTATTGCTGACGCAATCGGTTCGCTTGCTGAAGGATTAGGACAGTTAGCAGCCGGTGAAATATCGGGTGGTGAATTTGGGAAAAACATATTAGCTGTTATTGGTGGGTTTATGAAAACATTGGGCGGACTGATGATTGCATACGCTGTTAACATGGCTTTATTTGCTGAGTCTGCTAAAAATCCTTTAGCGTGGCCGGTTGCGCTTGCTGCCGGTGTAGCTCTTATTGCGGCCGGTGCTGCAATATCTTCTTTTGCGTCAAAAGGTGTGTCAGGTGGTAGTGCTTCCAGCGTTGCTGCATCCGGTTACTCAAACTATTCTGCATCGAGTGGGGCGGCTGTACTGTCCGGAAATGTTGTGTTTGAATTGGAAGGAACAAAACTACGCGGGGCATTGAATAATACGGATAGAAGAAATACATTAATACGATAACGACATGGCATACCAAAAAAAGTATTATTTCTCATTCAAAGATATTCGGCTTACTGAGCGTACTCACTTAGTTGAACTTTGGCAAAATACCGATGACACTTTAACCGCTGAAGAAATCAAAGGACACATGAATCCTTTTTCCGTTGAAATGCCTGAGATAGACCATAAGTTTCAGGTCGTATGCGGGTGCGGGTGCCAGATCAATTTATTATCCGAAACTGATATGAAATTCTTTACCGGACTGTATCACGTCAACCCGACTGATTTCATGGTTAAACATTACATCGACGAGGTGATTAACTTTCTTGGTTATCTAAATGCTGAAATGATGTCAGAGCCATACGACATTGATTTTAACTACCAGGTAAGTTTAACAGGTAATGATGGGTTCAGTTTGATGGATCGTTTTTCGTTTATACAACTTGATGAATCAAATTACACCGGTGTAAAATCAAAGTTTGAATTGCTTCAAATCATCTTTGCAAAAATCGGATTGCCATTTTCTGAATATCTAATTGCACTAAGTACGACCTTTACAGGGTATTCTGAGAATCCTGGATTAAGTATATTACATGAGTCTTACGTTGATTGTGCTAACTTCTACGATGAAGATGATAAGCCAATGTCTTTGCGCGCGGTGGTTGAATCAATTCTTGCACCTTACGGGGCACATATTCGTGCGGAATCAGGCAATATCTACATAACTGACATTCATTCACTCGCTTCGCTTTCAAGTGTTGTTTATAAACGTTTTACGATGTCAACAGGGGCATACGTTGCTGACGTTGCAATCTTAAACGTTAAGGCCGTGTCTGACATTGGTTATATGGGAAATGGTCATAAAATCGATCGATCTGGTGGCGTCAATCGCCAGGTAGTAAGTTATTCGCCATACCCGACAAAAACGATATTGGAAGAGTCGCTAATCGGTACTGATGAGTTTACAACCGTACCGGCCGCTTTTAGTATAAAGGATGGGTATTATTACAAGACTTTGGATGGGAATATGTATTGGGAGACTATTTTAGGTGTATTTGAGCAAAGCTTCTACAACTCCCCAAACGAATCAAATGTTTATATCATGTGGCCTAGATTTACATTAGTAAATACAAAGGTTGCACAACTTAAAGTAAATCCATATTTAAATATTTCGACTCCTGAATATGGCAACATAAACGATCTTTATCGAATGATAAGGATTGAAATTAAAGCAGAAATATTAATCAAGACCAAAACTAATCCGTACGACAGTAATGATAGCTATGGATTGGTAACCCAATTAGTCACGTATTGGGTTGTAAAAGTAGGGAATCTGTACTATGACAATTCACTGACTGATAGTCCGAGATGGACAACTACTTATGCAATGTGCCGGGTACCATCAAACGGAAATGGACAGAATCTCAATGATAATTTTCATTCTTTCATATTTGCCCCTTTTGTTGACGAATACTTAATGGGAAATTTAGAGATTGAAATATGGTCTAACTATGAAACGTATGGCGATGGCGGTGGATTATTGTCTGATAAAGTAAAAGAAATTTGGATTAAAAATATTGAGTTCAATTTAAAGAGGATAAATAGCACAAATCCTGGATCTACACCATTCGAAATTCCAGACGATGACGTTGAGTACATTGGATTATTGGATAGAACATTCCAGAACGAAGGGCAAAAGATCGAATTAACTTGTGGAACTGATGTCACTCTTTGCGATAAAGCAAAGATCCTAAAATCAGACGGCACAAACTATTCCGACATTACGCAATGGACACGCAACGCCCAATCGTTCAAAATTGAAGAGCTGCTATTGGGTTCTGTTTCGTCAAATTACCGTGCCGGATTCGTGACGCTTTCGAATATGAAGTTGAAAAACTCATTCGGTCTGCAAAATATTCTGACTGATACGTTTATAGGATCGGCTAAAATGATGGTAAAATCTGCAAATATAAACTATCAGGACAATGTGATTGATTGTTCTTTAGAGGAAATTCTACCGGATGAACTTATCATTGTGAAAGACACTAGTATAACGTAACGTTTTGATCAAGTATAACGTAGCGCGTTGATCGGTTATTAAATATTTTTTGTAAGTTTGCAATATGTCAGACGTAAGGACCAACAACATACCAGTTCCACGTACCGCACGAAATAAGCGGATATATTCAGGGAATACCGGAATTAGTAAGACTGTTATATCAGGAGGTGGCGGTGGTGGCGAAACGGTATTGGATTGGGTAGGCGTATCAACTACTGACGTTGTAATAAATCGAAACTTAACGGTTGAAGGTGATCTAACGGTTCAGAATCTTTCAGGACTTGCCGGTGACACGGTAATTGTTAACGAAAACGGCACGCTTGCAACGGTAAGGGAAGTAATTAATGAGGTTCCGGCCGGATTGATTAACGGGGTTAATGCTGAATACACTTTGGCACATTTGCCTGATGGGTTGATAAAATTGTACAAAAATGGTCAAAAAATAAAGTTGGGACTTGATTATACAATTTTAGGTCAAACTATTTCGCTGATAAAAATAGTTGATGGTATTACGTCGCCGAATCCACTTATTTCTGACGGGTACGAAGATGTTTTGCTTTGCGATTATCGTTATGTCACTTATTCACCTGGTGGAACGCCTGTACCTGCAATTCCTGATCAAGTCAACTGGGTTGCAATGACCCGCGGGGTGGCCGCTCAATCGTCAGGCTTTGACATACAGATTTGCCGTATTGGTAAGACACTGCAAATCTCAGGTTATTTCTTATCCGCTTCAAACCCTGCCGTCGGATCGGTTATTGCTTCGATTGCGATTTCCTCGATTGCTGAAGGAATGAGTTTAACCAGACCGCAATGGATAACATCGAATGAAATTTCAAGTGACTACGATAACAGGGGCATTAGGTTTTACGTTGATACGTTTGATCCTACCATAAAACCAACTGTCCGACTTCTTTGTGATTACGAATTTGATGCTGGACAAATCTATTTTTCAAAAACTTTAATTTGCTTATAATACTCTAAACATGAAAAAACTAATTTTAATTGCG